ATGGTGCATGTTGATGACATTTGGGGCAGCGAAGTTCCTCTTTACGTTCCTGGTATCTATGCAGGTACCACTGACCTTGTAGGAACATACAAAGGTCAGCCCTGCATAATGGACTTTAAGCAAACCAACAAGCCTAAGAAGCCTGAGTGGGTAGAAGACTACTATCTACAACTTACAGCATATGCATTAGGACACAATGAAATACATGGCACAGACATACGTGAAGGACATATCTTTATGTGTAGTCGTGCGCTAGAGTATCAGCAGTTTGATCTATGGCCAGACGAGTTTGCAGAATGGGAACAAGAATGGTGGAACAGGTGCAGACAGTATTACGAAAAGAATGGCTAAATACTACATAACGCATTAGGAGTAATAGTATGGCTGTTGTACAGATTTCGAGAATTCAGCATCGTCGTGGTAGAAAAAACCAGGGTAGTGGACTACCTCAACTTGCCTCAGGTGAGATTGGCTGGGCGATTGATACACAGGAAGTTTATATTGGTAACGGTGCAGTAAGTGAAGGTGCACCAGCAGTTGGCAATACTAAAATCTTAACTGAAGCTGATGACTTGTTAGATCTTGCAGGACAGTATGCATACAAGCGTGGCGAAATACAAACTGGTGTTGCACTTGCATCTCCAGTTGAGCGTACAGTACAAGCCAAGTTAGATGACATTGTAAATGTAAGAGATTTTGGTGCATTGGGCGATGGTACTGATCAAACTGTACAAATACAACGTGCAATAGATCAACTGTTTATTAATAGTGCTACCAAAGGATTATTCAAAAGTCGTATAACATTATACATTCCAGCAGGCGAATATCTTATTAGCAGTCCAGGTTTGAAGCTACCTCCATTTGCTAACATCATTGGCGCCGGCATTGATAAAACAGTGCTTAATAGTAACCCTGCTAATGCACCAGAACACATCTTTAGAACGGTTAATGAACTTAGTATACCGGGAACATATGCAGATCCAAGTACAACAACTTCAGAGAATATGGCTCGTTTTCTTCGCCTCGAAGGCATGTCAATGACGCACAACAGTTTCGGTGGCGCACTATACCTTGAAAACTGTAATAATAGTAAGTTTTCAGACTTGAAGCTTTCATCAACATGGACATCAGCAAACGGCATTACTGATGACGGTGACCCTGTATCTAACTATGTTGGCATTGTACTTTCAAATGGGAGTGTAGCAACAGCAACGTGTGATTATAATATATTCAACAATATCTTTATAGACGGTTTTGGCTGTGCAGTTTACAGCGAATACGATATCAACAACAACAAGTTCTTGATAGGTAACGTTAACTCATGTGGACATGGATTTGTGTTAGGAATTGATCCTACTGAAGTTCCGCCTGTTGGAAAAGCAAATGGCGCACAATATACAGTTGTAAAAGATTATGTGTTTGATCTTGTAAGTAAGCAAGGCCTTTATGTTCGTACAGGTAACTTTAATACTAGCCAAGATAACAAGTATCTAAACGTAGGACGTGATGGCGGCATGAGTGTGGTTGTTACTCCAGTTGTTGAGTTTTATAGAACAGCAAACTCAACAGGAATAGGCGATGCTGGCCACATTGATATGGACAACAACACTAGTATAAACGATTACTTCCAGAGAACAGCAGAACTCACAGTTGATCCTTTATACTTTTTACAAAATTATAGACCAGAAGTATGGGGTTCAAAACGTATAGAACTATCTCAGCCTGTTAGAGTTTCAATAGGTGCAACACCTATTGCTGCAACATTTATTAGATTGCCAGCTGATCAACAAAGAGGCATTATTAAGTTAGATTACACTTATAGAGCAGAAGAATCAGCAGGCCCGATAATGCAACATGGTGTGTTAACTATAACTTACAACAAGCCTAACAGTGAAATAAGTATGTCAGATGACCATACATATAGCGGCAATCCTTCAAAAGTTGGAAGACTAGTGTTTACAGTTAAGGGCCCTGGCTTTCAATCGGCTAGTACAGAGTTATGGATCGACGTTGTAAATACAATGCTCGACGAGTTAAGTTCAGAAGCGGACGAGTTAGAGTTCACAATCAAATATATAAATTGAATGTTTGACAAATCTTATTTAGAAAGACTCAAAACTTGGCGCACATTCCGTACAAGTTTAGAGGATAGCCTAACACCATACGAAGATACAATCGAGTTCTGGAACAATGCTCCGTTGAGCAGTATTGAAGCTGATCCCTACGACAGCAGCACTTGGCCTACTCCGTGGCAACTGATTGACGAAAATCGTTACTGCAACTTTACAAAAATCTTAGCAATATATTACACTTTAGAGTTAACTGACCGTTTTTCTACCAGTCATTTTGAGATACATATTACACTAGACGAAAAAGAAAGTGTAATAAGATACCTTCTTTTTGTTGACAATATGACAATTGGATACTATTATAATAAGAGTATTGACAAGTTGGAACTACCGAAATTGCAATGCCAAATGCAGCACAGTGTGCTACCTACATACTACTAAATACCTGTTCATACATAAGGAAAAAGAATAAATGATTCAAGTTAACAAGCGCAATGGACGCAACGAAACCCTCGATATTGAAAAGCTACACAAGGTTGTTTTTTATGCATGTGAAAATATTACAGGAGTTAGTCCAAGCGAAGTTGAACTTAAGAGTCAGATCCAGTTTTATAATGGCGTAACTAGCAAAGAAATTCAAGAAACCCTTATTAAGCAGCAGCTGATCTTATCACTGAAGAAACACCTAACTATCAATATGTTGGCGGCAGACTCATTAACTATGCACTACGAAAAGAAGTGTACAACGGATTTGAACCATGGCATGTTAAAAAACTAGTTGACCGCAATACCAAAAGTGGGTTTTATGATCCGGAACTTGTTACAAAGTATACAGATAACGAATGGGATAAAATTGATTCGTTTATTAGACACGAACGTGATGAAAACTTAACTTATGTTGCTATGGAACAACTGCGTGGTAAGTATCTTTGTCAGAACAGAGTAAGCGGTGAGATTTTTGAAACGCCGCAGATGTGTTACATTCTTATTGCAGCAAGTCTTTTTCAGGACTATCCGATTAGTTCCCGTTTGCAATGGGTAAAAGAATATTACGATGCTATCAGTTTGCACGACATTAGTTTGCCAACTCCTGTTATGGCAGGTGTTAGAACTCCGCAACGCCAATTCAGTAGTTGCGTACTCATTGAAACAGACGATAGCTTGGACAGTATTAATGCTACAGCCGCAGCAGTTGTTAAGTATGTAAGTCAAAAAGCAGGCATTGGCATTGGCGGCGGCAGCATCCGTGCTATTGGTTCGCCAATACGCAAAGGCGATGCATACCACACAGGTATCATTCCTTTCTACAAGCACTTCCAAAGTGCAGTTAAGTCATGTAGCCAAGGTGGTGTACGTGGCGGAGCAGCAACTATTTACTATCCAGTATGGCACTTAGAAGTAGAAGACATGTTGGTTCTTAAGAACAACAAAGGCACAGAAGAAAACCGTGTTCGTCACATGGATTATGGTGTACAGTTTAATAAACTAATGTATGAAAGACTTGTTACAGGTGGCGACATTACACTGTTCTCTCCTGCAGATGTACCAGGGTTGTACGAAGCGTTCTTTGCTGACCAAGATCTGTTCCGTGAACTTTACGAACGTGCAGAACGCAATACACGACTGCGTAAGAAAACTATTCCAGCAAGTCAGCTGTTCAGTAGCTTTATGGAAGAGCGCAAGAACACAGGCCGCATCTATCTACAGAATGTAGACAACGCCAACGAGCACGGAAGTTTCCTGCCAGAACTTGCACCGATTAGACAATCAAACCTGTGTGCAGAGATTGACTTGCCAACCAAGCCACTCAAAGACTTGAACGACCCAGAGGGTGAAATCAGCCTTTGCACCTTGAGTGCTATTAACTGGGGCAATATTAAAACTCCAGCAGACTTTGAGCGGGTATGTCGTCTAGCAGTACGTGGACTTGATGCACTATTAAGCTATCAGAACTATCCTATCTTAGCAGCACGGTTATCTACAGAAAAGCGCCGTCCTTTAGGCGTTGGCATTATTAACTTTGCATATTGGTTAGCCAAGCACGACTTAACATATCAAAACATTGATGCAGATGGACTTGCACTTGTAGACGAGTGGGCAGAAGCATGGTCATACTACTTGATCAAAGCAAGTGCAGATCTTGCAACAGAGCTAGGTGCCCCATCAGGTAACATGGAAACAAAGTACGGGCATGGCATTACACCTAATCAAACATACAAGAAAGACTTGGACGAGTTGATTCCACACGTTGAACGCCAAGACTGGGCAGGATTACGTGAGCAACTAAAAGCAACAGGTATTCGCAACAGCACACTAATGGCACTTATGCCAAGTGAAACTAGCGCACAGATTGCTAATGCTACCAACGGTATTGAACCACCACGTAGTTTGATCAGTGTTAAGCAAAGTAAGCACGGTGTACTAAAGCAAGTAGTACCAGAGTTCAAGCGTCTTAAAAACAAATACGACTTGCTATGGGATCAACGCAGTCCAGAAGGTTACTTAAAGATCATGGCTGTGTTGCAGAAGTATATTGATCAAGGAATTAGTATTAATACAAGCTATAACCCAATATTCTTTGAAGATGAAAAGATTCCGATGAGTACAATGTTACAGCACATATTAATGTTCTACAAGTACGGTGGCAAGCAGTTGTATTACTTTAATACCAATGACGGCCAGGGTGAAGTAGATGTCAACAAGATGATGGGCGAACTTGAAGTTGTCGAAGTTGACGATGCCGATTGTGAATCGTGTACTATATAATACTTGACACGCTCTACGGAGCGTGTTATACATATAAAACAAATAACATATTAAGGAACACACATGAGCGTTTTTAACACTGAAAACAAAGCAGACCACACCAAAGTTTTAGCATTCCTTGACCCAACTGGTGGTCCTACCATTCAGCGTTATGATACGCTAAAGTACAAGAGCTTTGATAACTTAACTGACAAGCAGCTAGGATTCTTTTGGCGTCCTGAAGAAGTTGATGTCACCAAAGACAGCAAAGACTTTAAAGCTCTTAGTGACCACGAACGTCATATCTTTACCAGCAACCTAAAGCGTCAGATCCTGCTGGACAGTGTACAAGGCCGAGCACCAGTAGAAGCATTTGCTCCTATTGTAAGTTTGCCAGAGATTGAAAACTGGATTACCACTTGGACGTTCTCAGAAACAATCCACTCACGTAGTTATACACACATTATTCGTAACGTGTACAGCAACCCTAGCAAAATCTTTGACGAGATGCTAGACATTAAAGAGATTGCTGATTGCGCAGGCGACATCTCAAAGTATTACGATGACCTTATTGAGTTGAGCAGCTGGTATAACTTGCTGGGTGTAGGAACTCATACTGTTAATGGTAAGAAGATTGTTGTTGATCTTTATGAACTAAAGAAACTGTTGTGGCTTACATTGATGAGTGTTAACATTCTTGAAGGTGTACGTTTTTATGTGAGCTTTGCATGTAGCTGGGCGTTTGCAGAAATGAAGCAAATGGAAGGCAACGCTAAGATCATTAAACTGATCGCACGTGACGAAAACTTGCACCTCGCAAGCACACAAATGTTATTGAAGATTCTCAAAACAGACGACCCAGACTATGTAAAGATTGCAGCAGAAACAGAAGCAGAATGTATTGCAATGTTTGTTGAAGCAGTTGATCAAGAAAAAGCCTGGGCAGAGTATTTGTTTAAAGACGGATCTATGATCGGACTTAACACAGAGTTGTTAAGTGGATACATTGAATGGATCTGCGCCCGTCGAATGACTAATGTAAACTTGAAAAGTCCTTATACTACAAAGAGCAACCCATTGCCTTGGACACAGAAGTGGATCAGTGGTAGCGAAGTACAAGTTGCTCCGCAAGAAACAGAGATTACATCATACGTTAGTGGCGGCACTAAGCAAGACGTTGGCACAGATACATTTAAAGGATTCAGTTTATGATTGAAATTTACGGCAAACCACAATGTGGGTTTTGTGAAAGAGCAAAGGCACTATGCGAGTCTAGAGATCTAAAGTACAAATACTATGAGCTTGGTACAGACTTTACCCGCGATGAAGTATTAGAAATATTTCCAGGAGCACGTACTTTTCCGCAGATTAAAGTAAACAGCATCAGCATCGGCGGACATGACAAGCTAGGTAATTACCTAGAAGAAACCAACTATAACGGAACAGGATGGTCATTATGATTATTGAAACACCATACAAAGCAAACGATACTATTACTATTAGAACAACCGCAGGCGAAGAACTTGTAGCACGGTTTGTTTCTGAAAACGCAACACACCTTGTTGTAACCAAGCCATTGGCATTACAAGCAAGTCAGCAAGGCATTGGACTAGGTCCGTGGACGTTTACAGTTGACCCAGCTGCTAATATTAAGATAAATATGCACAGTATTGTGTTTGTCCATAAAACAGATAAAGATATGGCCAGCCAATATATGTCAGCAACAACAGGACTGACACTAGCATAAGGAGCATACATGCCAGGATTAGCATACAAAGATGGAAACAGTAGCGTTGCTTGCACCGACGGTGTTAAAGGATCAGTATGTCGAAGAGCCGGCGATCCTCCAGTACCTGTTGCTTGGAACTGGGATGTTGATACAACACAATCAAGCAATGCTGGCAGTGGTGATGTTTATGTTAATGGCATAGGTGTTGTTAGAAAAGACGATGTTATGCAATCTCATCCGCACGGAGATCCTTGTACAGCAAGTCCTGTAAATCACTCGCCGCCATTGGATACATATTCTCCAAATGTTTATGCAAATAACAAACCAATAGGGCGTATTGGCGATCACTATGACGGTGACGGTACCTCTCAAACACACGAAATAACCTCCGGTAGTTCTAACGTTTTTGCCAACTAATATGATTAGGGCTTGACAGTCTGTTTACCTTGTGTTAATATAAAACATAACAAAGGCAAATAGAAAGGCTACTATGGAAAAGATTATTGTAACAGATTGCGATGGCGTTCTCCTTAACTGGGAATATGCATTTGTGTGTTGGATGGAACAACACGGTTATACTGAAATTGAAAACGGCAACAAAGAATACGACATTGGTGTACGCTTTGGAACTACAAGAGAAGAAGCAGTTAAACAAGTTGTAATCTTTAATGAGAGTGCTGCAATGGGATTTTTGCCAGCACTGCGTGATGCACGTTACTATGTAAAACGACTGCACGAAGAACACGGGTTTGTGTTCCATTGTGTTACTAGTATGAGTCTAGATCCTAATGCAAAGAAGCTGCGTCAGATGAATCTTAACAAACTGTTTGGACCTACAGTATTTCCAGTACTAGAGTGCTTGGATACAGGTGCAGACAAAGAAGAAGCACTTGAAAAATATCGTGATACTGGGTACTATTGGATTGAAGATAAGTTTTCAAATGCTGTTGCAGGACAAGCAGTGGGAATGAAACCTATTCTTATTGAACACGGTTGGAACATGCACGAAGTTGTTCCGGATGGTATGAAAAAGGTTACAACTTGGAAGGAACTTTACGGACATATTGTAGGTGCTTGAGTTGAGTGAACTACATGACGCAATGAAAGTTGCATTTGCAACTTATATCAAAGAATCGGAGAAGTTTGAGCAGGAAGGTGTTAAAGTTAGTGCCGTCCGTGCTCGCCAAGCACTCAATGATTTAAAGATATTAATTACGGAACGTAGAAAAGAAATACAAGATCAGAAGATAAAAACATGATAAATCCGGAAACTACCGAATACCTTGAAAACATTGCTGCTAAAGTTGTAATGTATAATAAAGCAAAAAATGAAGCTATAGCATACTTAGTAGAGAACAATATCAGTGACGAAAATAGCATACAAAATGCATTGATTATGAGTCAGATATGGCTAGCACATCAGATTGGCGACCCTATTTCAATAAATGACATTATGATTTATCTTGGCAACACAGATACTCCTGCTAATGAAGAAATAGACGAAATCATTCTTGATAAATCAATGTCGCAGCTAACATTAACAGAAGTATTAGAAGCAGCAGTAATAAGATGATGATAACATCTATTGGTAATGCAACAGTAAGTATTTGTGAAGACACTGCAAAATGCGGTGTTAACAATATTACTTGGGTAGATGTCGAAAAAGTTGTAGAGTTTATTGACAATAACAACTATGTAGTAGATATTATCTATGGAGAGAAACCAGCAGCAGAACAGTTAAGTTACTACACTGCTGGAAAAGTTGTAGACAAGCTAGTGTATGAAAATCTCTTAGGAGAATACAGTTGAAAATACAAGCAAAGTCTGCAAAACTTATCCGTGGAAACGATATGCTAGTTTTTGATCTTAAACAAAAAAAGCCAATGGTACTTATTGATTACTACAATAACAATGAGTTTACATATCAACTAGAGTGTCCTGTTAATCAAGCCGACCGTGTTTACAAGCAATCAATTTATGAAGGATATATTGAGCATGTTAGCGCCCAACATCCTGTTATAAAGTAAATACATTATGACAACAGATAAAGAGCATAAAGAGGCCTATCGATTATTTTGGATGGTCAAAGGACATGTCGGTGTTAGTGAGTTAACTGCACTAAGTTCAGCAAACAGTTATTTTAAAAGAATATGGCAGGACGGTAGCGACGGGGCTCCGTTATATGAATATGAAGAAGGATTCGAAGAAGCATATAATAGGAGATTTCATAATGGTAACTTCAAAAATCGCGGGACTATCTGAATCAGATTTACAATATTTAGATACCCTACTACACAAAGAATTTTCAAAGCAATGTAGCAGCACAACACAATGGCGTACTAAAAACGGCTACAATGATCCATCTGATAAAACAAATCAACTGCGTCGACTAATGGATGCAATTCAGAGTCAAAAACGAGTATTAGCAATGCCCAAGTGGTAATGATAGAAAGAACCTAAATGAAATGTAAACAAGGCGACTATGCTCGTATTATCTATTCAATCCGTCCAGAGAATATAGGACGAGTTGTAAAAGTAGTTGAGTACATTGGTAAGTTTGAAGCAAAAGAAAAGTTTGACTTTCGAGGAATGATATGCGAATGCCCAGTAACTGATCACTTTTGGTGGATCGGCGGCGATGATATTACAATACTATTTGGACCAAGTCCAAAAGCATATATTGCTGACACATGGTTAGAGCCTATTAAAAATCCAAACGATGAACTAGAAGAAACTACACAAAAAGAACTTGACATGTTTAGTTAAGCGTGTTATAAATATTGAATGAAACCTACAAAATCTAATACATTTTGTCATTATCCTTTTAAAAGTTTGGCATTAAAAAACTGGCAGAAGGATAAACTTGGAACTCCTTGGGTGTGTTGTAAAATGGGAGATAACAATGTTGACCTAGGTATAACATCAGAAAATCTTACACCAGATCAAATATTCAATCATCCTCGATTGGAAAAACTAAGATATAATGCATTAAATAATATACAAGACGAAGCCTGTGCAACTTGTTGGAAACAAGAACAAAAGAATAATATTAGCAAACGTTTGTTGAGTGAAGGAACAGGAACTACTAACCTAACTACACTAGATTTAACCATTAGTAATCAATGTAACTTAAGATGCAGAATGTGCAATCCAGGAAATAGTAATCAGTTGATGATTGATTATAAGTTTTTTAAAGATAATGATTTGTTTTTAGATATACAAGGTGCTACAAACTTTGACTTTGTTGCAAGTGCGCCAGTTGATGTTCGTAATAGCTTGCAGTTTAAATGGCTTTTGCAAAATACCCATAAAATAACAACATTAGAAGTTAGCGGCGGCGAGCCTTTCTATGATAAAAATCTTATACACTTACTAGATAAGTACATTGAAAACAATGATGCTAAAAATACAACACTGCATTTTCATACAAACGGAACATTATTTACAGAAGATCTTTGCAACAAACTATTGCAGTTTAAAAACAATCAACACACAATCAGTGTAGATGGAGTAGGTAAAGTTTACGAATATATTAGATATCCTCAAAGTTTTAGTATGTTAGAGAACAGTATAAAAACTTATATTAATATTGTAAATCCTAGCGTATTATGGTTCAATCTAGTTCTAACAGCACACAACTTGTTTAACTTAGAAGAGTATGAAGCATGGGTAGATACATTTGATGTACCAACTAAACACATTGTATTAAGCGAAGTTCACAGCAGCACAAGAGGCGTTTCATTAAGAAACCTGCCTGTTGATATATTAAAGAAATCTAAACAAAAATATTCTAAAACTAATATTGAAAACTTAACTACAATGATAGATCATGCTATATATAATAATATAGGAAACACAAAAAAGTTATATCGAGAAACAATATTGTTTGATCAAAGTAGAAACCAAAGATATGAAAAATATTTAGATAAAAATATTGTTAATGTTTTAAAAAATACTTGACAAGCACTAAAAATTAGTGTATAAATATACTTGTAACGTTGAAGCAATTCAAACGACATTCTGGACCCGGGGGCGGTACCCGGCGACTCCACCAAATGCACTCTAAGTGCTACTATTATCGGTAGTTAAACAAAGCCTCACAAGCGGCTTAGAGTGCATTTGATGGGGTCGAAATAGGATCGACAGGTGTTTAATAGGGTTAGTGGAGTTACCGGGATGTAAGCGCCGTACCGCGAACAAACTTTATAATTGCAAACGCAAATTATAGTCTAGCAGCCTAAGGGTATGTGGGGGTTGGCAACTTACCTAGCAACAGAAAAGTTGTACTTACACACGGCAGAGTCGAACCTGCCTTAACACCCTCGAAAGGACATATAGTGAAACTACTAAAAGTAATGATGTCAGTATTAGCATTGACAGCAGGATTCGTTGCGACAGCATATGCTGACGAACCTAAAGATAAAGTAAAAGTTGGATTTATTTACGTAGGCCCAACAGGTGACCATGGATGGACATATCGTCACAATATTGGCCGTCTACAAGTAGAAGAAGCATACGGAGACCGTGTTGAAACAGTTTTTGTAGAGAGCGTACCAGAAGGTCCAGACGCTGAACGTGTAATGACACAAATGGCATTTAGTGGCGTAGACATTATTTTTGCGACATCATTTGGTTATATGGATCAAGTTATTAACGTTGCCAAAAAGTTTCCAAACGTAAAGTTTGAACACGCAACTGGATACAAGCAAGCAGACAACGCTGCTAACTACGGGTTGAAACTATATCAAGCAAGACACGTACAGGGCGTTATTGCAGGCATGATGACAAAAACAAACAAGATTTGTTATGTTGCATCATTTCCAATCCCAGAAGTTATGCGTGAAATTAATACGTATTACTTGGGTGCAAAGAAAATGAATCCAGATGTAACACTTGCTATTACATGGGTATACACATGGTATGATCCAGGTCTCGAAGGCGACGCAGCCAAAGCTATGATGGATCAAGGATGTGATGTATTAGCACAACACACTGACTCACCAGCACCACTACAGGCTGCACAAGCAGCAGGCAAAGTAGGATTTGGACAAGCATCAGATCAAATGGCGTTTGCACCTAAGGCACAGTTAACAGCCACTATCGACAACTGGGGTCCATATTACATCAACAAAGTTGGAGCAGTCTTAGATGGCACGTGGACTACAGGTGATTACTTTGGACACATGAACACAGGCGCAGTAGGCATGGCACCATTTACTAACATGCCAGATGATGTTGCAGCGGAAGCACAACGTGTTAAAGATGCTATCTCAGCAGGAACATTACATGGCTTTACTGGACCAATCAACAAGCAAGACGGAACGGTATTCCTTGCTGAAGGCGAAGTAGCAACACGTGAACAACTAGATACTATGATGTTCTATGTTGAAGGCATTACAGCGCCGATGCCTAACTAAGATGATACCAATAATCGACTTAAAAGCAAAAGACGCTCTGAGTCAGATTCGCGAGGCCTACACAACCGTAGGCTTCGCAGTCTTTACAAACTGTTTGAGTAAAAAAGAACAAACTGATATGATTTGTTGGTTCGATGAAATGAAACAGTTCTTTGCGTTAGACCACGACACAAAAATGAAATACCCTTATGAAGGTGATACTAACTTAGGGTATAGTATGGTAGGTGATGAGAATGTTGATCCTACTGCTCCTAAAGATCTAAAAGAAAGCTTCAACTATAATAACTTGCGTATGGGCGATCATTTGTGGCCAGCTGGCTTACCTAATTTCAAATCTTCCGCATTGAATAGTATTGACATTGCTGACAAACTTACATTGCGTATTTTGGGTATGTTTGATAAGGTACTTAATACAGGTACTACACTTGTGGAAGCACACATGAGACCGTTTAATACAACTCGCGTTATTCACTATCCAGCAGTCAAAGGTGTATTAGAAGACAAGCAAATGCGTATTGGCGAACACAGCGACTACGGCACCATCACGCTACTTTGGCAAATTAATGATGTTCCGGGACTTGAAGTACAAGACCTTGAAGGTGTTTGGCATCCTGTTCCTTATGCAAAAGACGGAGTAGTATGCAACATTGGCGACTTGTTACAGCGTTGGACTAATGACTATTTTAAGTCTACTAAACATAGAGTTGTTAACTCGCATATACACCAAGAACGTTACAGTATGCCTCACTTTGTAGATCCCACACCGGGAACTATTGTAGATAATTTACGAGATGAAGAAGCAAAGTATCCACCAATCGAATCAAAAGAATATTTAATGTGGAGACTCGCACAGAGTTATTAATAAAGGAAATACAAATGAGTAAGATAGATTTATTTCAATCAGTTGATTTTATTAGTCATGCTGGAAAGCCTATGACTTGGAAGATCGAATGTGATGCAATGAGTGCCGACGAATGGGTCACACTTGCAACAATGATTAGAGAAGTTGAGCGCCGTCCTTGGCGCAAGGCAGTTGGCATTCCACGTGGCGGAGTTGCACTAGGCGAAGCATTAGATGCGTACAGTACAGGCAATCCGGATCATCCTATCTTAATAGCGGACGATGTTTATACTACAGGAACTAGTTTCCGAGAGTTTAAAGAAGAACACTACTCAGACGTAGCAACAATAGAATGGTGTGTGTTTGCAAGAATTCCTACAGAGCGTAGAGTAAAAGCATTATTTACAATG